TTACTCGTCAAAAATGGCTATGGCATCATGTTTTTTCTGAGTATATAAATGACTATACGTACCCATTGTTTCGGTTATTTGAGCGTGGCGCATTAATGATTGTAGTACGAAAATATCTACACCGTTATTTGCTAGATAAGATGCATATGAATGTCTTAGCGCGTGTATGTTATAATTAGGAAAAGCCTTTATAAATTTTTTATGAACATGGCTATAATGTTTAGGGGCAAGTCCGCCAAATATAAAATAGTTTTGTTCATCAAAATATTTGTTCATCTGTTTTTCACGTTGGTAGCGTTCAGATAACATTTCATTGATAAATTTAGGTAAAGGTACTATATCTTCAGAACTATCTGTTTTAGGCCGAGGGTATATTGACCGATTAGAGATGTCCATCGTTTTATTGATGGATATCTCTTTTTTATATTTATTGTAGTCTGCCCAAACTAAAGCCATCGCTTCTCCGACTCTTAAACCAGTATAAAACATTAAAGTGAATAGTTCGCGGTAGTCTTGCTCTTCCACTTCTTGTACACGATCTTCAAATTCTTCTCTCATTATAAATTTGGGTTTAGGCTTAACTCTTGGAATTGGTTTTATTGATATAGTAGGGTCGATTCGTAAACTAAAATACTTTTTAGCGTAGTTAATTACAACTTTAAATCCTGACCAAATTGTACGCGCGCTGTTAACAGAATTGATATTATCCATAAGATACTTTCTGAACTCTTGGCATTGTTGCTGAGTAATTTTGTTCATCTTGATGTGTCCAAACTTCGGTTTTATATGCAGTTTGTATTCATTCTCTTTTCGTTTTTTAGTTTTAGGTCGCAGGTCACTATTGTCCAAATAATGATAGAATGTATATTCATATGTGTTCGAATCACTATAGCCTTCATTGACTTCTGTTAAAAATTCAGCTTCTGCGCTTTTAGCCTCACGTTTAGTCTTAAATCCTCGTTTTAACTTTCTCTTGTTATTACCGTAAACATCTTTGTATCTAACAGTAAAGTACCATTTACTACTTTTGTTATCTTTATAAACTGCCATTTTATACGTACCTCCTCAAAAAAAGTGAAAAAATAATAAGGGTACAGGTGTACCCTCGTTTTTTTATTTAGGGTTGTAATTATCAACACGTTTTACATATTGGTTATATGATTCTCCAGGCTGTACATACAATCCAGGGCCACCGCCAATACCACCTTGATATTTATCGGGGTTAGCTCTAAAATCTTCCGAAAACGCTTTTTGTCGTTGATATTGCTCATAAGATGGTATGTTTGGGTTTTGTTGTTGCTTTTGTTGTTCGTCATTGCTTGGTTCAGATGTAGTTTGTTGTTTATTTGCCTGTTGGCCAGCAGGTTGTTGGCTTTGAGCAGGCTGTTGTTGATAGCTCTGCGATTGTTGTTGTTCTGTATTTTCTCCATAAGCGACAGACTGTTGTTGATTTTCATTCGATGTAACTTCACTATCGTTACCCACACCTTGACTATTATTGTTTTCTTTTTTCTTTTCTTCTTTTTTAGAAGATTCCTTTTTAACTTTTTTCTCTTGATGATATTCTGATTTTTTAGCATCTTCCTTTTTCTCATCATTACCACATGCACTTAATACTAATAGACTTGCGAATAATACAAATAAAACTTTTCTCATATTATAATTCTCCTTTATTAGCTATTTGTGTAAGCAAGCTGATAATTTCTTCATTTTGTTGAACTAACTTTTCGTTTTGTTTCAAACTATCATCAAGTAATTTTATTAACGTAAAGTTTTGATTTATAAGTTCATAAGTAAACATCTGTCCACTATTTTTAGGGTTTGTCATTGTACTTGATAGACGGGAGAAAAAGTCATCTATAAATTTACCAACACCATTAGCCTCCAGCGACTGTTTCGTCTCGTAAGAAAGATTCTCTAAATTACGTTTTTTTAACGTTTTTTCTATATTAGTAAACTCAGCCTTTTTTTGAGGTTGATAATCATAAACGTTAAAAACCTCTTTGTCTTTAAATTTTTGAATGATTACACGTCTGTCTTGAATATTTAAAGATCTATAATACTTTTTTTCTTCTTTACTTAATTTAGCCTCCAATTGTCCTTCTGCCCATGTTTCCTTAACCGTCAATCTGTTGTTAGGTGAATCCTTCATATCGCCAACCCCTTTAATCTATTTTTTTATTTCAAAAACTCTAAGTGGGTCAAATTGTATTAAAAAATTACCGCATCGAGTATTTAAACCGTATTTTGTTTTATAGTATTTTAAAGTATCTAGTACAAAACCTTCTGTAACCTCAAAAAAATTAGCAAGTTCATATAGGTTATGTATACCTTGCTTATACGCTTCTATTATTTTGTTTATAGGTATCAACATTTCTATACCATAACGTCTTGCGTAATTTTCAAATTTACGGTTATTAAATTGTTTTTGATTTGTGATGTTACCGTACGTTAGTTTGTGGTGAGATAACTCTTCTGCTAAGACTTCGGTCTTTTTGCTTTCAGGTAGATTTCTTTTCATCAGGATCATATCACCCAACCACAAGCCGGGGAGGTTGTCTGGCATGATATCAGTTTCAACAACCTCCACAGAATCGTATTCAATTAAAAGATCTTCGTATTTGCCCAAATGAATCACCCTTTATTTGCGTTTGCTTCTGATGTAATCAGCATAATCTAACACTTTTTGCCATTCTTCCTCTGTAAGGTCTCCTTCTAGGTGCGCAGCTAGATGTGTTACAGTTTTTTTGATTTTCTTGTCTTTTAATAACAAACTTTCCGGAGTGACATTCAAATAATTAGCGATTTCAGCTATATCTTCCATCGGTATTTTTCTACTTCCATTTTCATAACGTGAAAGTGTAGATTTATTAACGCCTATTTTTTTGGCAAAATCTGTTAAATTTATATTTCTTTCTTGACGAAGTTTTTTTATCAATTTACCTATTTCAGCTGATGTTCTCATCGTAATATTTACCTCCGTTTCGTCTATATCAATAGTTTACCATTTTTCCATATAGGAAACAACTGGTAATTTAAAAGATTTTAAAATATTTTTTGGTATTTTTGTTGACATAAAGGAAACTAAGGTTTAGTATAAAGTTAACTTCAAAAAAGGAGGCGACAACATGTATGAGTTCGATGTGAAAAGAATGAAGGCTGAACGCATAGCTAAAGGCATTTCTCTTACTGATATGGCTTTTAAACTAGAAATGACTCCAGGAACATACTCAAAAAAAGAAAATGGTCACATTAGAATAACTGTTGACGATTTAGCAAAAGTTATTGATGCTTTAGAACTTCCACAAGAAAAATGCGGTATTTTTTTTACTTATAATGTTTCCAAAAAGGAAACAAAAGACGATTTAATTTAAATTCGAACATCTCAGCGCCTGCATTGAGTACATGCGAGCGAGAGTGAGCGACGATACGAGCCACGCCATAATACATTAGGTCATTGCCAAGACCGTGTACTGAATGTAGGTGCTGAGACACCAAACCTAAAAGGAGGGAAATAAATGCAAAGTTTACAAGAAATAAAAATTGAAAATAATTCAGAATTAGGAGCGGTAGTTTCTAGTCGGGTTGTAGCAAACGAATTAGGTAGAAGACACGACAATGTTAAGAGAGATTTAGAACAAATTTTAATGTCCTCAAAAGTGAGTACATTAATTATCGATAGTAATTATAAAGATTCGCGAGGTCGAAACCAAAAAGAATACCTATTAACCAAAGATGGATTCACTCTCTATATGTTCAATATTCAAGGTCACAACGAATTTAAAATGGCTTACATTAACAAATTCAACGAAATGGAAAATGCGCTTCAAAACAGATTGCCTGGAACTTACAAAGAGGCATTAACTCAATTGTTGGAAACGGTTGAACGTAATGAACAATTAGCACTTGAAAATAACATGCAAAAGCAAAAGATTGCAGAATACGAACCTAAAGCGTCTTATTTAGACTCTATCCTTAACAACAAAAGTTTAGTTACAGTTGGTCAAATTGCCAAAGATTACGGAATGTCAGCACAGGCGCTAAATAAACTACTTCATGATTTAAAAGTTCAATACAAACAATCAGGGCAATGGTTACTTTATTCAAAATTACATGATAAAGGTTATACGCATTCATCAACAACAGAGATTGAACATAAGGATGGTAGCACTTCGGTGCGCATGAATACTAAATGGACGCAAAAAGGTCGTTTGTTCATCTACGACTTACTTAAAGACAACGACATTCTACCAACAATTGAACAACCGAATTGAAGGAGGATAACTGATGAAAAAGCAATTTTTAACCATAAAAGAAATACAGATTTTAACTGGTGTCTCAAAAAGTAAGGCTACATCTATCGCTAGGGATTTAAATAAAAAATTAGAAGAAGAGGGATTTGTTGCTATTAGAGGTAAAATTCCAATTCAATTGGCTCGCGAGAAATTCCCGTACAACGATTTGTCAGATGAGGCTATTAAAGAATTGGAGGATCAGGCATGCAAAATTTAATTGCTTTGTTCATGACCGCAGCAGTCGCATTCATCTTAACAACCGTACTTGCCTTTGCAGGCGTGTACTTTACCACAATCTTATTCGTAGTAACGGTGGTCGAAATCATCACGTACTATGGAACTTACTACACAATCGAAGCATTAAAAAAGACTGAGTGCTAGCGACAACTAGCAAACAGTCGAGGATAGTAATTTCACATAAATATCTATCCTCAATATACAACGAAACAGGAGGATAAGCAAATGCATTTTAAAAAAGGTAAAAAAATCAATCAAATCATAGAAATCGAAGGCTTTAAATTACAAAAACAAGTAATTCGCGAGAAGCACAAGGTCAGAGTGATTGTACTAACTATGGACTACAACTATGTTGATGAGGTAACTGTTACAAGCGAAACGGACATTGATGCTGCAGAAGAAGTGTTGATTCAATCCGTGTATGACTACATTCGTTACGAAACGGACGAGTTAGACAAAGTTATGGCTCATTTTACAAAAGGTTAAGGAGGAATAAACCATGCAATTAGTAACGATAGACTATGCAGAGTTCAAAAGATTGGTATCTCAAGAAGTTCGTCTAAAAGTTAGAATTTCTGATTTAGAAGATGAAATTGAATATTTAGACTCTAAAGCACGCCGTTTAGAAAACGAATTATTCGAGGCTGAAAACCAACTCGTCGAAGATTAGAGGGATAAACAATGAAAACAGAAAAAATGTTAAAAATCGCAAGCGAGTTGAACCGTTGCATTGCCTATTCAGATACAACGTGTTTTGCGCAGTTTTATAGATATAAAGACGACTCTATTGCTGTGTGGTTTACCCACATTGACTCGCGTTATTCACATAATAACAAAACGATTTTTATAGGTGATTGGTTAGATGATGAAAGAACCACTAATTTGGTTGACAAAGTAAAACGAGTTATTGCAGGGGAGGAGTTAATAAATGACTAACCCACTTCAAAATCAAGAGTTAGAAAATCTTGAAAAAAGCGAGTCGTTTCAAGTTACAAATTTGGAAACAGCAAACTGGGCATTCAAAAAACTGGAAGCATTGAAAGTAAAAGAAGATGAAATCAATGAGGTTGCCGAAAAAGAATTAGATCGTATTAAACAATGGCAATCGCAAGAGTTAAAAAGCATTCAAAGTGACAAAGAATACTTTGAATATCTAGTTACTGATTATTATAAGCGCGAAAAAGAGAAAGATGACAAATTCAAACTTAGTACACCATACGGCAAAGTGACATCGCGTGCTGGTGCAAAAGTATTGGAAATGCAAAGTGGAATCAATGAGCAAGATGTCATTGACCAACTTGAACAAAAAGGGTTTACAGAATTTGTAAAGGTCAGCAAACAGTTAAACCAGGCAGACATCAAAAAGGACTTCTATGTTGATGATGACGGTACGTTGATTGATAAAAATGGCGAAGTTTTAGAGGGCGTTAAGATGGTGCGTAAACCGACGTCATACACGGTAAAGGCAGGGGAGTAAATAATGAGTGAACTCAACTTATACCAAAAAATAGCAGATGTTAAAGCCAATATCGATGGCTTTACCAAAGATACTAAAGGATATAACTACACTTACGTTAGTGGCTCGCAAGTGCTTCACAGAATCAGAAGCAAGATGATTGAGCATAATTTGTTGCTTGTGCCAAGTACCTCAGAAGAGAATTACAAACAAATTGAAGTCACGAGATTCAACAAAAAGGCAAATAGAGAGGTAACTGTCACAGAATTTATCGTAGAAATGAAGTTGAAATATACATGGATTAATGGGGATAAGCCACAAGAACAACTTGAAGTTCCGTTCTATTCTGTCGGGCAACAAGATGATGTGTCAAAAGCACACGGTACAGCGTTAACATATGCCGAAAGATATTTCCTTATGAAGTTCTTTAACATCCCAACTGATGAGGACGACGCTGATGCTAAACAAAAACGTGAACAATATACAAAGCCCGACGCTAAGGCTATCGGAACATTAAAAGAAGAAATGCTTAAATTCAGTGAACTTATGCAGTCATTAGGCAAGCAAGTCAGCGTTAGTGATGTACAGCAAAAATTAGGTATCAATGATATGCAAACTTTAAGTAATAACCAAATTAGTGCATCTATTAAAAAGTTAGACAATTGGTCGAAACAAGCAAAGGAGAATGAGTAATGCTTAATAGAGTCGTATTAGTAGGTCGATTAACAAAAGACCCAGAATTAAGAACAACGCAATCAGGCGTGGAGGTAGCAACATTTACATTAGCAGTTAACCGAAACTTCAAAAGTAAAAATGGAGAACAACAAGCAGACTTTATCAACTGTATTGTTTTTCGTAAACAAGCAGAAAACGTTAACAACTATCTAAACAAAGGGAGTCTTGCTGGCGTAGATGGTCGCTTACAATCACGCAGTTATGAGAATCAAGAAGGTCGACGTGTATTTGTCACAGAAGTAGTGTGCGACAGCGTGCAATTTTTAGAGCCTAAATCTAACAATCAGTCACAACAACAAGGGCAAGCGCCTGCGCGAGATAATCCGTTTGCAAATGCCAATGGACCAATTGACATTGATGATCAAGATTTGCCTTTCTAGGACGTAAGTAAATGGCAAATCAAAAACAAATAAATTATATCATTCATTTGCAAAAGAAAGTTAAAAATTATCCGAAGAAACTACACAAAAACCCTGTCTTATTAAGTAAAAGAGAAGCGAATGAGTATATCGATAGTTTGTTAGAACTTATAAGAATACAAGGTGGTTAAATGTCATTAATTACAAGCTACATCACTCAAGATGACGGCACAACAACTGTCGTCATCTCGGGTGTCGAATTAGGAGACAAGGAAACGTTACTGCTCGATAACGGGTTTGATGTAGAAGTCGATGTAAACGTCGTTGATCCATTTCAAATTAGCGGAAAGCAACGCCGTAAGATATTTGCCCTTGTCAAAGATATAGAAGAGCATACAGGACAGCCTATGGATTATATGAGGCATATGTTTATCGAGTATGTACGGACATATTATGGATATGACGATCGTATCTCATTAAGCAATTGCACCCGCACACAAGCACGTCAAGTCATTGAAGTAATTATGGATTGGGTGTTCCACAACGACATACCGCTCAACTACAAAACAAGTGACCTACTCAAGCAAGACAAATCATTTTTGTACTGGTCAACGGTCAATCGCAACTGTGTAATATGTGGTAAGCCTCACAGCGATTTAGCGCATTACGAAGCGGTCGGTCGAGGGTTCAATCGTAACAAAATGAATCACTATGATAAACACGTTTTAGCGTTATGTAGAGAACATCACAATGAGCAACATAATATAGGCGTAAAGTCGTTTGATAAAAAATATCATCTCGAGGACAGTTGGATAAAAGTTGATGAGAGATTGAACAAAATGTTGAAAGGAGATAAGGGTAATGAATGAGCAACCAAATTACTATTCAATCATACCTGCGAATGTTAGGTACGACAAGGAATTAAAACCGATGGAAATCATAATGTATGGCGAAATAACCGCACTAGCAAACAAATACGGTTATGCTTACGCCAGCAATAGTTACTTTGCAGAATTATATCAAGTTCATAAGAAAACAGTATCGAATTGGATCAATCATTTAAAAGATAAAGGCTACATTCGAACTGTTGTCACAAGAAACGAAGATATGTCTGTAAAAGACAGAAAAATTTATATTATACCCCCCTATGAACAAAAAGATGGAGAGGGGTATCCACAAAAAGATTCCCACCCTATCCACAAAAAGACGGAAGAGAATAATACAAGGTTTAATAATACAAGTATTAATAGAGACAGGGACGAAATATCAAAATTATTTCAATTGATCAGTAAAGAAATAGAGATGATACAAAATCCACTAAAAGCACAAGAGTTAGAACAAGCGATAGAATCTTTTGAAAGTAACAAAGTGGAGATTGTACAAGTTGCTATTGATTACTGTAAACAAAATGGAAGAGGTATTAACTACCTTATTAAGGTTTTGGATAACTGGAGTAAAGAGGGCATTACCTCAAAAGAGGAAGCAGAAAAGAAAATTAAACCTAAGAAACGATCGTCAAAAACTGCATTAGATGAAATAGCAGAGGAATTAGGAGTTGGTTACTGATGATGACCAAACAAGAAGCTTTATCAATATTAAGGCTAGTCGATGATGCTTTTGCAATGAATCTTAGTAAAGACACTATAAAAACATGGTTAGACATCATTTCAGAAAAAGGCGACTATGAACCAACTTTGAACAAAACAAAGCATTACATCGCAAATAATAGTTACAGACCTAAAATCGCAGACATTATCGCATACAAACCTAAATATTTTAATCACAGCAAAATACCTGAAAAAGAAACAAAAGAATACCGTCTTAAAAATGACCCTAACTACAAAAAAGAATTAGAAGCAGCGCGCGAACGTTGGCAGAAAATGAAAGATGAGTTAGGCATTGGCGAACATTGATGTATTAACAACAGAAGAAGCCATTGTAGCCAACTTAATGCGCAACCCAGATTTATTTAGTAAGTTCAAGTTAAAACCGGAAATGTTTCAAGATTCAGATTTACAAACGTTTATTGCTTATGTGTTAGATACAGGAAAAGTCGATGTTAATCAAATTTACTACAAGTCTAGAGAAGATAAAAACTTTGTTTCCACTCAAAGATTAACCAAAATCTTTAACTCTAAAGGTACAGAAAAAGTGTTTTTTATGAATGATCAAGAAAACATTCTTCAAGAATACGTTGTTAATCAATCAGTAAGTGAAATGAAAAACTTCTTAAGCGCGCCAGGTAGAAAAAATCTGAAAGTTATCAAAGAACAGTTATCAAAACTTGATGATTTAAAGATAACAAAGACTAATCCGACAGATCAGTTCTTAGAAGAAATTATGGAGAATGTATTGAGTGATAAACCAAGAGACTTTATTAAAACCAAATATACAAAGTTAGATGACAAAATTTTAGGTTTTGAAAAGTCTCAACTCAATATACTTGCTGGACGTCCGTCAACTGGTAAAACGGCATTTGCATTAAATATTATGTGGAACATGGCTAAACAAGGTTATCCGACAACGTTTTTCAGTTTAGAAACAGGCGGAACAAATATTGGAGAACGTTTGATATCTATGATTACAAATATAGAGTTAACCAAAATTAAACAGTCGCAAGGGTTGAACTTAGAAGAAACCAACGCGATTATGGACGCCATTAATCAAATCAAACGATTCCAGCATCTATCTATATTTGATAGCGCAGTAGTATCGCCGTCTGATGTGAGAGAACAAGCAATGATACAGAGTGACAAGCCACACATCATATTTATTGATTATCTTACGTTGATGAAGTCAGACGTACCTGCTAAAGAGAGACGTTTGGAAGTTGAAAAAATATCCCGTGATTTAAAAATTATTGCGAAAGAAACAGGTTGCGTCATTATTGCTTTGGCTCAATTGAGTAGAGGTGTAGAAAGCAGACAAGACAAACGCCCGATGATGAGCGATTTGCGAGAGACAGGCGGGATTGAACAAGATGCACACTTTATCTTTATGTTGTATCGCGATGATTACTACAACAGAGACTTGATAGATAACCAAACTGGTAAATCTGATATTGAAGTGAATGTGGTCAAAAATAAAGACGGAGAGACAGGTGTAGTTGAAATGGAATTTTACAAAAAGACACAGAGGTTTTATTGATGAATGTTAGCGAGATGAAAAAGTATTTAGGATACCTATACAGAGAAGTATACAAAGGCGACACGCTCATTCAAATCAATTTAGTACAAATGGGTTGGGCGATAGATAGATTGCTCGAGAGTGAGCGTATAACGCCATTTCACGACTATGACGAAGTAAGCCGATTGATATATGACGAAATTGACTTTAAGCAAAGGAGTAGACATGACAGAAACTAGAATAGAAATCTTTTACCAAGAGGGCGACAGAAACTTAGGTAATCCGAAAGGGTCGTCACGTCCTAGATTTACACGAGGCGGGCATACTTACATGCCTGCGCCTTATGTAAAACATAAAAAGTTTGTGGCTGATCAGTTACCAACTTTGATGATAGACAAGCCGATACGGATCACGATTGAGTTTTACTTTAAACCTAGTAAGTCGTGGCCGAAGTATAAAAAAGAAGCACATATTGGACAACCACACAGCATTAAGCCAGATATAGACAATTTACTTAAAACAATATTAGATGCTGGCAACGGTAAAGTGTGGACAGACGATGTATTGATTTCTGATATCAGAACATTCAAAAAATGGGATAGCGTAGCACGTACAGTGCTTGTTATAGAGGAGGAGTAAAACGGTGGAAAAATTAGACCTTTTTACAAAAGAACAAGAACAAAGGATGAAACTGAATGGCATACCTAGAGAGATAGCGAGAAGTCGTGTAAGAAGGATGGGATGGACTGCTGAAAAAGCTGTCACTACTCCTGTTCAAAAAAGAGTTAATGATTTACCGAAACCGCTCACTCATCCGAAAGTAGCATATATGCGTTTTATGATGGAACGAAAAGACAAGTCGCATTTAGTTAAATATCCGCAGTCAGTAGAACCGAGCGACTTCTATAAATATTTGAAAAGCAAGGTGTTGTGGGATGCATGACACAACTTGGAAAGACATTAAATTTATAGGATTTACTAGGTCACAAAAATCAAAAATGATACACAAAGGTATCACACCTAGCATTGCATTGAGCAGATATAAAAGATATTGGGCGATTGATGAAATTGTAAATACTAAACCATATATGAGGAGGAAACGACATGGAAATTAGAGATTTGGAGATTGATGATCGTGTCGCGTTTTACACAGACTATGACCAATCTGTGCCGTGGGAAGGTGTAGTGACAGAACTTTATTACAACTTTAAAGGAGACGAAATGGCGCAGATTGAGTTAGAGAACGGTTGGTATTACAACATTAATGATGATGACGATTGGGAGGTCGTTTACTGATGGGTGCTGCAATGTATGAATATGTGATTTATAAAGGCGATGATGTTGTGTGCGGTGGGACAAGAAAAGAGATATTAGAAAAGTTGAATATGTCACCATCGACATTCAAACGAATTGTAAATCCATCAACGCAAGTGGAAGAGGCTAAAGTGTTTAGTAGAAAGGGTCACAGCCAACGCATGGTAGGTATTAAAGTGAGCATTGCAGAAATTAAACAGGAACTGGGGTTGGCGTGATGGTTGTGAGAGATTTAAGTGACACGGTAAAACAACGCTACCGCATTAATACAGCTGGCAAGTCGCCGACGCAGTTACAAAAGGAGTTACACAAGCGTGGTGTAAAAGGTTTTGTGGTTGGTGTAAATCATAATCGTGTAGCAATGCTGGTTGATCCACGCGATAAAAAACGGAACAAGGAGTGTTTAAGATGAGCATTTTAGATAAATACAACCTATTCGACCAAGACGGTCGCAAGGTTATCAGTGTTGTACCTATTAAGGACAGATACAACGTTGCAGGTGTAGCAAACGCTATCTTTGTAGGGCAAATGTGGGATATGAGTGAGGCGGAATTGATGCGTTTTAAAGCGACGCATAACTTGTTCCTAGAGCAAGAGCTGGGTACGCAAAAGACGATATTTGATTATTGAGGAGGTGCGCAATATGAGTATCAATTTAGAACAAGCATTTTTAGAACGAGACGAATACATCGAGCACAAAATTTTGTACGACGGTATTCAATATATTTTTAGTACAGGGACAGGTAGAAAGTTAAGTGTGGTTAGACATTGGGCATCGTATGGAAGCAAAGAAGGGTTGTATGAAATGGCAGTCATCACAGACGAAACTGTTGATGATGTGCAAGGATATTTAACACCTGAAAGAGTAATTGAAATTTTAGAGGAGGAACGATGATGAAAATTAAAACTAAAAAAGAAATGAATTTACACGAGTTAATTAAGTGGGCGTGGGAGAACGACATTAAGAACAAAGATTTTTCTGGCAACCAAGCCGGAGTAGTTGAAATTACATCTAGTGGTTTTTTTAAAACATACAGTTTAGTAGGGCTTGATGAACTTTTCACAGTAGAGGTCGAGGAAGAAATAACAGAGAAAACTGTTATTCCTAGATTAATAGAGGTGTATGAAAAGGGGTCAGGAATTTTGACTGCTGAAGTATATAAAAACAGAAGTTTTAGACACATTCTTGAAATAGACGCATTCAGAGTTGACATAAAAGCATTCTACATGCTCAACGATGACATGACAATGACATTAATTTGGAAAGACGGGGAGATGGTGGAATGACAAGTCTATATGAATTTATGAAAAAATATAGTCCCGAAAAAGTAGATTCTATCACGGATAGAGATAGTGTCGTTAAACACTTTAGAACCGCTAGTAAAGTTTACAAGGAACAACGTGACTCACTCATCGCAGACGTAGCCAACTTACGTAATCAACGTGATAAGTTGCAGCGTAAGTTAGATGAGGTGGTTAGTATGGTTAACTCTTATATTACGGCTGAAACAGCTTATTCAGGCGACGGTGCTCAAAACTTATTGGAAAACGAGTTGAACAGAATATTAGATGGAGATTTAGTGTCTGAACAGAATAAGTATAACCGTCTATACTCGACTGAAATTGAGCAAGCGTTAAAAAACAAAAATCTATATGAATGTTTATTTTTGTTAGAAAAAATACAAATGGATCTAGAGGAGGACGAGTGAATGGAATTTATCGTACGGCGAACAAGTTTGTGGTCAGAGGATAAACCTTTAGAAAGTGCATACAAAAAGCAAGTTGAGTATAAAGACATTAGAACTTTACCCTCGTTTAAACATTATGACATAAAATTTGATGAAGCGTTTACTGATGAGGGGTCAAATCATAAAGTAAATAAGGATGGCAATATAGAGAGAACGTTTATTAAAGGAGCATGGTGCATAGATGTTGATAGTCTGAATGACTTGGTCGAACTAAGTAAGCAAGATGATGTGATTGTTTCCCACAACAAAGAATATAACTTACCTATTTTAGAGATTTATGACGATTATAGAGAATGAGGAGGACGCAAACAATGACTAATCAATTAACAGTAGATCAATTACGAGAGTTGCTACAAATACAAAAGGAATTCGACGATAGAATTCCAACGCTTAATTTGCAAGATAGCAAAATTGCTTATGTGGTGGAATTCTTTGAATGGTTTAATACCCTTGAAACGTTTAAGAATTGGAAGAAAAAACCAGGGAAACCGTTAGAAACGCAATTAGACGAATTGGCAGATATGTTGGCATTTGGATTGAGTGTTGCGAATCAAGTAGGAGTTACACCTGGAGAAATAGAAGAAGCGATTGAATCAAGTTTTGAAGATGAAGAATTTCACAACCTGTTTGATTTTAAAGATAAAGAATTTATCGAAGAGGTAGTTACTGGTATGCCAGATATAGTGTTTGAAGAAACCTATCCTGACCAAGCGATGATAGTTGCTGTAATAGATTTTGCTCATAATTTATACACTATAGACGACCTCATCACAGCATACAAAAAGAAAATGGAGCGTAACCATGCAAGACAAGACGGAACAGCAGACGCAGACAAAGGATACGTCTAAACAGGTCGAATTCGACCACTTTAAAAAAGACATACTAACTAAAGTGAAAGAGGTGCTGGGAAAGTGACACAGTATTTAATTACTACATTTACCGACTCAACAGGAGAAACGTTTACAGAAGTGACTAAGGCTAGATACAATCAAACGTTTACAGTTGTGGAAGCAGAAAGTAAAAAGGAAGCGTTGGAGATATATGAGGAGGAAACAAAATGATTAAACGAACAATCAACTTATTAATCACATTAGCGTTATATGAGTTAGGCAAGTATGTAACAGAGCAAGTGATTATCACACTGATATCAGTTGATGATATTGACATGACTTTTGCAGAATATGATCATGCACATTTGAATGGCATTAAAGCGGAGGTGTCGGAGCGATGTTTTTAACTATAACAACAGTAAATAACAAAACATATTATGCTTTTTATAGCACGCGGTACGAATCTATTGTATTGGAAGATTTGAATAATGAAAAATTTATTAAAGTTATTGACATTAATGGATATAGAAATTTTCTAAAAACATCTGTAATTGAAAGTGTTGAAGTTGATGATAGTAAAGATGCGCTAGAAAAATTTGAGAAGCGTGCAGGGGTGAACGAATAATGTGGATTATCATCTCGGTAATACTCGGCATTCTGTTACTTATCGAAATGAGGATTAGTTCAAGACTTAAAAAAGAGTTAGAGATTTATCGGAATGCTTATATTAAGTTAAGCAACGCTATTATTAACGGAGGGAAACATGACTGATATTAAACCTGGTACTTTCAGATATATAGAATCAGAAATATACAATCTTGATAATACAAAAAAAGACATACAACGATTAAGATTAGAGATACTTAATCCAACTCAACCCGTCGATAATAATATCATCTATGGTCCGCTTCAGTCAGGTGAACCTGCAAGAACAACAGAGATTATGGCAACACGGTTAATGACAAATAAGATGCTGCGCAACCAAGAAGAAATGGTTCAAGCAATCGAACGTACGTATAGCAAACTACCTGTCGAACATAAGAAGGTTATACAACTAAAATACTGGTCGAACAAAGATATGAAGATGGAACACATTGCTGATGAGTGCCACATGCATCGTAATACTGCAGGCAAGATTCGGAAGAACTTTGTTAAAGCCGTAGCACTTGAGGTAGGAATGAAATAATGGTGTGTGCATAGCGTGTGCATAGAGCGTATTATTTAATGATATTATGATATTATCAGGTACTATATTATAGAGCGTTTAGGTTACCCCCTTAGCCTAAGCGCTTTGTATATTGATATGAATCACACACGTGTGGTTGATATGAGTGTACAACTCAAATAAAATACCCAAAACAAAATCACTAGGCACTGTACTATGTACGGTGTCTTTTTATTATGTCAAAACAAAGGCGTATAGCCGTGAGAGTTGGTGGTAAATGAGATGAACGAATTGAATAAACGGCAGAGAACATTTGCAGAAGCATATGCGATACCTGGTACAGAGTGTTATGGAAACGCTACTAAGTCGGCGATTAAGGCGGGCTATGCTAAAGGTAGCGCTGATGTTACAGGTAGTAAGTTACTAAGTAATGCTAAGGTTTCAGATTACATCAGAGGGGTTGAGCAACAGCTCTTTGACGAAAACATTATGAGCGGTAAAGAAGTGTTGTATCGACTAACAAGGACAGCAAGGGCTGAGCATACAGAAGTAGAAGCGATTGTAACTAAGACGGGCGACTACAAAGAGAACCCAAATAACGGAAAAATGCAATTGGTTTACGATGAACACGTCCAGCTAGTAACCAAACCTCCTAAGATTAGTGATCAAAACAAAGCGCTCGAGTTGTTAGGTAAGCATCATAAACTATTTACTGATGTACAAGACATGAATCTAAACGGTGCGGTGACATTTAATGACGACATCGATTAATCTATCAGAACTGATACCTAAGCATTTCCATGATTTATGGCGAGCGACTAGAGACACTAACAAACTTAACATTGTCGCTAAAGGTGGACGTGGTAGTGGTAAGTCGAGTGACATATCAATCATCATCACGCAGTTAATTATGCGTTATCCAGTTAACGCTGTTGTTGTGCGTAAAACAGATAACACGTTAGCCACATCGGTATTTGAGCAAATCAAGTGGGCGATTGAACAACAGAAAGTGTCGCACTTTTTTAAGGTTAAAGTGTCGCCGATGGAAATCACATATGTACCAAGAGGGAATCGAATTATCTTTAGAGGGGCGCAGAAACCCGAACGATTAAAGTCATTGAAAGATAGTAGGTTCCCTTTTTCTATTATGTGGATTGAGGAGCTGGCAGAGTTTAAGACAGAGGATGAGGTCACAACCATTACTAACTCACTTTTGCGTGGAGAGTTGGGCGATGGTCTTTTTTATAAGTTTTTTTACAGTTACAACCCGCCTAAACGTAAGCAGTCGTGGGTTAACAAAAAATACGAAACCTCATTCCAACCCGAAAACACATTTGTACATCATTCAACGTATATGGACAATCCTTATATCTCTAAACAATTCATACAAGAGGCAGAGGCAACTAAAATGCGGAATGAATTGCGTTATCGGTGGGAGTATATGGGCGAAGCAATTGGTAGTGGTGTTGTGCCATTCAACAACTTGAGGATTGAAAAGATACCTGATGAATTATTTAACACGTTTGACAACATACGCAACGCTGTCGACTTTGGTTATGCGACTGATCCATTAGCATTTGTACGTTGGCATTACGATAAAAAGAAACGCATTATTTACGCCATAGATGAGCATTACGGCGTTCAAATCAGTAATAGGCAGTTTGGTAAGTGGTTATGGTCTAAAGGCTATCAGAGCGATGAGATATACGCAGATAGCGCAGAACCTAAGTCGATTGACGAATTACGCAAAGAACATGGTATTAAACGTATTAAAGGTGTAAAAAAAAGTCCTGACAGCGTTGAATATGGTGAACAGTGGCTTGATGATTTAGATGCTATTGTTATTGACCCGAACCGAACGCCTAATATTGCTAGAGAGTTTGAAAATATTGACTATGAAACAGATAAAGACGGTAACGTTAAGCCACGATTAGAAGACAAAGATAACCATACGATAGACGCAACACGGTACGCATTAGAACGTGACATGCGTCAACGTAAGATGTCTATTTTAACGTAAAGGAGTGATTATCATTTATTGGCCGAACGAAAAACCATATCACGAGCGTGTGATTGAGCAAATTAAACCGAAATTTGAAACACAAGAAGAAATGATACTAAGGTTGATTACAGACCATAAAAAAACTATCGATGACATCACAATAGGAGAACGATACTACAATCATCACCCTGATATTTTAGATTTACCACCTAAACGTGATGCCAAAGGGAATATCGACCCTACTAAACCCGACTGGCGAATGTATACAAATTATCATCAAAACTTAGTTGATCAAAAAGTAGCGTATGCAGTAGGTAATCCAGTTACTTTTACATCGGATAACGAGAAAGCGTTAAAAACAGTACAAGAGGTACTTAACCATCGTTGGGACAACAAGTTGATGGATATATTAACTGCAGCAAGTAATAAAGGTATCGAGTGGATACAGCCATATATTGATGAGGACGGGGAATTTAAGACGTTTAGAGTGCCTGCAGAACAAGCAATACCGATTTGGACTAATAAAGAACGAGAAGAGCTTAAAGCGTTTATACGTTTGTATGTGCTAGATGGTGCAGAACGTGTTGAGTATTGGACTAAAGATGATGTAACTTTCTATGAATTGCAAGAGGGTCAATTGATACCTGATTTTTATCACGGTGAAGAGAACATACAAGCACATTATTATGTAGGCAATAAACGCATGAGTTGGAATCGGGTACCTTTTATACCGTTCAAGAACAATCCGCAAGAAGTAAGTGATATATACATGTACAAGACGATTATTGACGCAATGGATAAGCGTTTGTCAGACACTCAAAACACATTCGATGCGTCAACTGAACTAATATACGTGTTAAAGGGTTATGAGGGGGAAGATTTAGAACAGTTTATGTCTAACCTCAAGTATTACAAAGCTATCAATGTAGACGGCGATGGTAGTGGTGTGGATACGATTCAAATTGAAGTGCCTATACAGTCGGCAAAAGAGTATTTGGATATGTTACGTGACTACATTATTGAATTCGGTCAAGGTGTAGACTTCCAGCAAGATAAATTCGGCAACAGTCCATCAGGAATTGCGCTCAAGTTTATGTACAGCAATTTAGATTTGAAAGCGAACAAATTAAAAAATAAAACTTTGACTGCGTTACAAGAGTTGCTGCAATACATTATTGACTTTTATAAGTTAAACGTGAAAGTGCAGGACATTGAGATTAACTTCAACTTTAATGTCATGGTTAATGAGTTAGAGCAATCACAAATCGGCGTACAATCACAATATTTATCGAAAGAAACGGTAATTACTAACCACCCGTGGGTTGATGACCCAGTGGCTGAAATGGAACGTATTGAACAAGACAATATCGATTTTAACAACCAACTACCATTGATTGAGGGTGTAGACGATGGCAGACCGCAAGATAACGAGTCAAAGTGATGTCGATAAGATAATAGATCAGTTAATAGCTAAAGCGGAGAAAGAGGTTGAGGTTTTATTTGCAGAGCGACTAAAGGTCATCAAACAAGAATTATCCGATATGTATGCTAAGTACGAGTCAGACAACCCTCATGTAACGTGGACAGAATTCAACAAATACAACCGCTTAAACAAGCAATTAGCGCGCATTGCGGAGATGATGACAGATGACTTTAACCAAGTTGCCAAAGCGATTAAATCAACGCAACAGAACGTCTATATCGAGCAATATATGATGAGTCTTTATTTATACGAAATGGCTAGTCAAACATCAATGCAATTTGATGTACCTACTGCATCCATAATAAACACAGCAATAGAACAACCTATCGAGCTAATCAAATTAAGGCCGACACTGCAAAAACATAGGAATGATGTCCTTAAACGTTTGCGTGTACACATTACACAGGGCGTTTTGAGTGGCGAGGGCTATGCTAAGACAGCCAAAGCGATTAGTGATGATTTGGGCATGAGTAAAGCGCAGGCGTTGCGTGTAGCGCGTACAGAAACAGGCAGAGCACTATCACAAGCTAATTTAGATAGCGCCCATGTAGCGCAAGATAACGGCTTTAAAATGATGAAACGTTGGCATGCTACCAAAGATACACGAACGCGTGATACACACCGTCATTTAGACGGTAAAAGCATACCGTTAGACGATAACTTTAAATCGAGTGGTTGTGTGGGTCCTGCGCCTAAATTGTTTGTAGGTGTAAACAGCGCAAAAGAGAACATTAACTGTCGCTGCAAATTGTTACATTACATTGATGAGGACGATTTACCCGGTGTAATGCGCGTACGTAATGATGATGGTGTGACAGAAGTTGTACCATTTATGAGTTACAACGAATGGTATAAATCAAAAACAAAATAACGATTGCCCAAATCATGCTCAAGGCGTTAAAAGGTGCAAACTCGGGGGTGGATAAGACCACCGTAATAAAAAATGTGAGGAGCAATAAATATGAAAAGGGAATTTTTGCGTGGTTTAGGACTTGAAGAGGAAACGGTTCAAAAGGTTATAGATGAGCATCACGATTCATTGAGAGAGTATAAAGACAAAGCTGAAAAAGTAGAATCGTTGCAGGAACAACTTGATACAGCGAACGCAGAACTGTCTAATCGAGATGAACAAATCACAGAATTACAGTCGAAAGTCGGCGATAACGAGGAACTCAAACAAGAGCTACAAGATTACAAAGATAAAAATGCCAAATACGACGAACGTTTGAAAGAATTACAACTGAATAACGCCATTAAGCTATCGGTTGCTAAAGATGCAAACGATGCAGATGACATTCTAGCGTTTATTAAGAAAGACGCGTTGGAATTGCAAGAAGATGGCACGGTCAAAGGTTTGGACGAAGCGGTTAAGTCGCTTAAAGAGTCTAAGCCTTATTTATTTGCAGAAGAAAAGCCGACAGGCAGAACGCCTTTCGAGGGAGGAAGTTCTTCACAAGAGAATAGTGAAAACTGGCAAGAATTTTTAAATTAGGAGTGAGTTAATTGAATAAAAAATTTTTACGTTTAAATTTACAACATTTTGCTCAAAAAACACAAGTAGATCCTGGAGAGACTCTACTAAAAAACAAACATTTAGGAATTATTGAAAAGGTTACAGCGGCACAGTCATATTCTACGCCTGCAGTTATTAGCAACGACGGAATCTTTATGCAAGGCCGTTCATTCACGGTAATGAAAGGCGATGTTTCTGAACTAAAAGATTATAAACGTAATGAAGAAAATAAATTTGATTACGCTAAAATCGAAGAAACAACATACTTTTTAGATCAAGAAAAGTATTGGGGACGCTTTGTAGATGCCTTGGACAAACGAGATACTGAAGGAAATATTGATATCAACTACGTTGTAGCGCGTCAAGCGTCTGAAGTTGTTGCACCGTACCTAGATGATTTACGTTTTAAAACTTTGGCACGTAATAAACAAAAGCATATCACTTTGAACGGAGAAACAGACCAACACTATGACGCGGTACTGGATGTTTCGGTTGAATTGGACGAAATTAACGCACCGAAAAATCGCGTTTTATTTGTAACACCTAAATTTTACAAATCAATCAAAAAGTTTGTTGTAGCATTACCACAAGGAGATAACAATCAACAAGTATTAGGTAAAGGTGTACAGGGTGAATTAGACGGCTTTACAGTTGTCAAAGTACCTTCTAAAATGTTGCAAGGTGTTGAAGCAATGGCTGTAATCGGAGAAGTTTTAGCATCTCCTATCCAAGCAGACATGGCTAAAATGAATTCCAATATTCCAGGCCGTTTTGGCACATTAGCAGAACAACTTTTATATACTGGTGCTTTTGTTCCTGAACACTTACAAAAGTTCATCTTTACTATCGGTGGTAGTGAAGTACAAACAAAACGTGACGGCGTTGACGCTCACAAACCTGCAGAACACAGCGAAGTCCTTTAAGAAAGGGTGGTAACGCATGGAATTGTATAAAGTGATCGTCCGTTTTAAGGACGGACAAGATGACAAGTATTTGTATCAAGTCGGCGATGTTTATCCTCGCCCGGGATATACACCGTCAGAGGAACGAGTGAACGAAGTAGCTTCCGCTGAAAATCGTCGAGGTGTGGTTGCTATTAAGCCGTTAGATTTGTCGAGTTTGAAAGTAGCAGAGTTGAAAGACCTTGCAGAACAAAGACATATAGACGGTTTTTCTACAATGAAAAAGGCTGAATTGATTGAGGCGTTAGAGGGTGGCGCTTAATGCTACCCTTAGAAGTTAAACAAATCAATCGCATGCCTTTAGACGACGATAGCAATGATGAAGTGTTGCAGGATCTAATCGTGTTTTACAAAGGTATCGCGGAAGAATACTGTAACAAAACATTTACAGACCCCTATCCCTTCGGCGTTAAAAAGTTTATTGCTGAAAGTATCAAATACGGTACTACTGGCAATATATCAAGTCGTTCAATGGGAACTGTCAGCTACTCATTTGTGACTGACCTACCACAATCGGCATACAAAAACTTGCGTCCGTTAAGACAGTTGAGGTGGTAACATGTTTAATCCTTATGATGAGTTCCCACATGTCATTCTAATGGGTCATACAGATGTTGTAGGACGTCCGCCTTTGCAAAAGGAAGTGTTCGTCAGCGATAAGACGATACAAGGCTTTATGGACACGCCGACTAGCGTTGAGCAATTGCAATTCCATCAAATGAACAAAGACTATGACAGAAACTTGTATACGCCTTATAGCGTTGCTATAGATGTTAACTCCCTTTTTAAGTATGACGGTAAGATTTATCGTTGTGCTGGGGAGCCTGTAGACCAAGGTGGGCAACACGAGATTAACTTAACTAGATTGAAGGCATGGACCAATGGCAAAAGTTAAGTATGGTAATTGGGACTTAGTTGCAGAGTTGGACGACTATCGCGATGAGATGGAAAAGCGGGTTAAAAAAGGGGTACTTAAAACAACGTTAGCTATATACAATACTGCAGTTACATTAGCACCTGTTGATTTGGGATATTTAAAAGAAAGTATCGATTACAAATTAACTGATGGCGGTTTTTCCGGTCTTGTTAGTGTTGGCGCAGATTATGCTATATACGTTGAATACGGTACGGGCATTTACGCCACTGGTCCTGGTGGTAGTCGCGCTCATAAAATACCGTGGTCCTATAAAGATGCTGACGGTAAATGGCACACAACACATGGTATGCCTGCTCAACCTTTTTGGAACCCTGCTGTTGATGCCGGGCGAGAAGTTTTTGAGCGGTATTTTAGGTAGGAGATGGTTATATGTGGGTATCGGTAGAACCAGACCTATATTTAAAACTTTATAACAAACTTTTAGACGATCCTATCATCAACAAATTAGTTGGTGGTAGGGTTTTTGATTCGGTTCAAACCGACGCTGTATACCCATATATAGTTGTCGGAGAGTCGAATGTTACCAACAATGAATCAAGTACAACTATGCGTGAAACAGTGGGCGTTGTGATACACGTATATTCGCAAAAAATTAACCAGTACGAAGTTAAAAACATATTAAGCGCTATTGCTTATGTGTTAAATCGCCCAATTAGTATTGATGATTATGAATTTATATACAGTCGTATTGATAGCCAAGCGGTATTTCCTGACATCGACAGGGTTACTAAGCACGGTACAATACGACTTTTATTTAGGTTCAGACATAAAAACAAGTATGAAGGAGTGTAGTTAATGGCTCAAAAAAAATATCTTGCCGTTGTGCGACCTGCAAAAGATAAGTTAGATCCTAAAGATGGATTACTACTTGCTGATGTGCAAGAGGGTGGCCACAGCATTAATAACGACTTGTCCGAGATTATTAAAGGCGGCAAAACGGATTACAGTGTTAACGCGGTTTCAGAAGAATTTAAATTAACGATCGGTAATATCCCGGGCGATAAAGGACAAGAACAAGTTAAAAAAGCAATTAAAAATGGAGAACAATTACGTGTTTGGCTATTTGAATACAACAAACGTAGCGACAACATGTATCATGGTGTATTTGCGTATACTGTGCCGGAATCTTACGAGATGTCATTCGATGATGAAGATGACAAAATCGAATTGTCGTTAAAGGTTAAATGGAACACGGCTGAAGGAACAGAGGCTAACTTACCTGAAGAATGGTTTAAAGCAGCGGGTGCGCCTGAAGTTAAATACGAAAAGTTTGGCGAAAAAGTCGGTACTTTCGAACAACAATCAGAGGCGACATCAGAAGTGTTGTAAACGTAATTGAATTATTGGGGGCTATACGCCCCTATTTTTTTATACACAAAATGAAAAGAGGTATTTATTTTGACGAATATTAATCCTGTAACAGAGTTAGAGATTATTGATGGCGATAAAAAATATACAGTTGAGGCAAAGGCAACATTCTTTTTCGACCAAAAAGCAAAAGATTTTTCAGAGGAAAAAGAAGAGGCGAACGGTAAAAAGACAACAACGCCCGGCTTTGAGGTTATCTTCAACAAAATTCTATTTGCTGATCAAGCAGCACTATTAGACTATTGGGAATGCGCTTTAGCTTATTTAGGTAAAGACGCACCAACGAGAGAACAAATATCAGATGCACTACTTAAAATTATTAATGAAAAAGAAGATACGCTTGAATTGTTACAAGGCGCGTTAGACGTAATGAATAACAGTGGTTTTTTCAAGCGGAAAGCACGTCAATTTTGGATGCAAATCAATTATTATGGAACGAAAGTATCGGAAGAAGAAGGCAAGAGCGACATGCAAGCAGGACTCAAGCTCCTCAAAGAGTCTTACAAAGGAATCATGGGCGCAGAACCTTACTAGATTATAGCGAGATACGACAACTAACATCACGGTATGTTGGTTATGTTCCGGAATCTGAATTGATGTCTATGACACCGTTTGAATGGCGTGATTGGATTATAGGCGGTAAGGACAGACAGTTAGACATGAGAGAGTTGTCCGTTGGAATAGCAGAGGCTAACGGCTTAGTGCAAGCAGGAAAGTCACTTAAACGCATTGTGAGGGGCATTGAAAAGCAACGGTATGAAATACGTGATGACCTTGATTCTTACTACCGTAAAAAAGACGAAGAATTACAAGAGCGTGTACGTAGACGTAAGTTATTTCAACAAGGGACAGAGAAGTTTATGAAACAATTTGAATAAGGAGGTTGGTTGAATGGGCGATAGGAATTTTGTTGCACGAATCATGGCTGAAATACAAGACTTTCAACGTAAAGTCAGTAAAGCGCAAAGGCTCGCAAAGACATCTGTTCCCGATGAGATTCAAACAGAAATTAATGCAAACATCAGTAAGTTTCAACGTAACTTACAACGCGCTAAAGCAATGGCACAAAAGTGGCGTGAACACAGAGTTGATATAGACGGTGATTCTAGCCCAATCAAACGTGTTATCACTTTTGTTAAAGCTAAATTAAACGAATTGAGGGAGAAGAGAGTCAAAATTGATGGTAATAACAACTCGCTGAAACGTGCAGTTACACAATCAAAGTTGATGCTTGCAACCTTATTCGATAAAACAGTCAAAGTAAACTTTAAAACAGATGGGCTATCCCGTGCACAAATATTAACTAGGGCATTAGGTGCATCTTTAGAGGACTATGGCAATAAAATGGACGCCTTAGCTACAAAAATACGCACATTCGGTACTATATTCGGCCAACAAATCAAAGGTGTGATGATTGCTAGTGTACAAGCGCTCATACCTGTAATTGCAGGCTTAGTACCCGCGTTATTTGCTGTACTTAATGCAGTTGGTGTATTAGGTGGCGGTGTAATTGGCTTAGCAGGTGCTTTTTCTGTTGCCGGACTAGGTGCAGTAGCGTTTGGTGCTATGGCTATCAGTGCGATTAAAATGTTTAATGACGGATTGATACAATCTACTGATGCGACAGATGCTTACGAAAAAAGCTTGGAAGGGTTAAAAAACACTTGGTCAGACATTATTAAACTTAATGCTGATTCAATATTTGGCGCTATGTCATCCGGATTAAACGGATTACAGACTGCGTTAAAAAACCTAACGCCGTTTTTATCTGGTGTCTCTATGCTTGTTGATGCCAATGCGCAACAATTTGAAAAGTGGGTAGCAAAGTCTAACACTGCTAAAAAAGCATTTGAAGCTCTTAATTCGGTAGGCGTTCAAATATTTGCTGACTTACTTAACGCGGCAGGGAGATTTGGCGATGGTTTAGTTAATATATTCACACAGTTTTTCCCATTATTTAAATTCATGTCGCAAGGCTTACAAAATATGAGCATCGATTTTCAAAACTGGGCTAATAGTGTGGCCGGACAAAACGCGATTAAATCGTTTATTGAGTACACAAAAACCAACTTGCCTAAAATAGGTCAGATATTCGGCAATGTATTTAGAGGTATAGGCAATTTGATGATTGCTTTCGGTCAAAACAGTGCAGGTATTTTTGATTGGTTAGTACAGATGACTAATAAATTTAGAGAATGGTCTGAAACTGTTGGTAAATCAGAAGGGTTTAAAAAATTTGTTGAGTATGTACAACAAAATGGACCGATCATCATTGACTTAATCGGTAACGTCGTTAATGCATTGATTGCTTTTGGTACTGCTATGGCACCAATTGCATCTAAGTTGTTACAGTTGATCACTGCATTTGCTGGTTGGGTAGCTCAATTGTTCGAAACGCACCCTGCTGTTGCTAAAGTCATCGGTGTGGCTTTGATTCTAGGCGGTGCATTATGGGCGTTAATGGCACCAATCATCGCAGTAGGTGCGGTACTTTCAAATGTATTTGGATTGTCTTTATTAGATGTAGGTAGCAAAATTATTGGTTTAGTTAAAAATAGTAGCTTATTGACAACGGCATTGAACGTATTAAAAAATCCATTCAAACTATTAGGAACGCTTGGAGGACTAATCGTCGATTCTTTTGGTACAATAGCTGCAGCTTTTACATCTATATCCGCACCAGTATTAATTTTAGTCGGCGTTATTGCTGGATTAGTCGCTGTTATCGTACATTTGTGGAAAACGAATGAGAACTTCAGAAAAATAATAACAGATGCGTGGAATGGCGTTAAAGATGCAATAGGTGGCGCTGTTGAGTCTGTTATAAACTGGCTAGGTCAGTTGTGGGCGAAAAGCCAAGAAACAATCCAGCCTATTATGCCAATTTTGCAGATACTTGGACAGGTTTTCACTCAAGTTTTAGGCGTTGTTGTTATGGGTGCGATTGTCAGTTTAATGGGTGTAGTGCAACTGTTATGGACAAACTTATCTGTTGCTTTTACAGCTATAGGTACAATTATTTCTGTTGCCGTTCAATTAATAGTCGGACTATTTACAGCATTAATCCAATTTCTAACAGGCGATTTTTCAGGCGCATGGCAGACAATAAAAGACACGATAGCAAATGTAGGTCAGACAATTTGGTCGGGCATTCAAAGTATTTGGAATCAAATAGCTGGGTTTTTGACGAGTGTTATGAACCGAATTCTTGGTATGTTCGGGGTTACTTGGCAACAGGCATGGACTACCATCACGCGTTTTGTTACGCAAATTTGGAATTCTGTTTTAACATGGTTTACTAAAGTTGCTGTAACAGTGTTAGCCAAAATGATTCAAGCTTACAATTACATCATATCCAAAGGCACCGCGTGGGTATCTTCTATATGGAATACGATGGTTAATTTTGTAGCTAAAATTGTAAGTGGATTTATAAATGTGGTTAGTGAAATCGGTAGTGGTATGCAACGAGGATACAACAAAATTACTAGCTTCTTCGGTGACTTTTTGAGTGCCGGTGCTGAGTTAATAAGCAGAGTGGCAGAAGGTGTTGCTAGTGCAGCATACAAAGTGGTATCAGCTGTTGGCGATGCGATATCAAATGCGTGGAGTGCTGTTACATCGTTTATAGGCGGTCACGGTGGTGGTCGTGGTGGCGGTGTGGCTGTTGGATATGCAAAAGACATTGCAAGTCAAGCAGGCAGAGCATTTAATACCGAATTAAACTCAACGCTTACAGAAGGCTTAGGTGGCAGTCTAAGCACAAATGTAGATAGACACATGACAAGTGATGTACGACACAGTATGCAAGAGAATAATAGACCTGTTGTGAACGTAATGGTAAAAAATGAATCTGACTTATCTGCAATCAAATCTTACATTGATGAGGTTAATGGTAAAGATGCAGCGTTCAGCGTGTTTTAAGGAAAGGGGTTAATATAATTGATTGCTCACGATATTGAAATTATAAAAGAAAATGGTAGCTACCGTTTAAGCGATAACCCTTTCACTTTTGATGCGTTGAGGGTTGTCGCTTTTAATGTTGAAGGTGCAGGTTATGAACGCACTTATGACAATGTAGAAGGTGTTAATGGCCGGTTTTATAATTCTTCGACAGAAGAATATAAAAAAGTTGAAGTTCACCTACGATACGAAGTTGATAAAATTGCGTATGCTTCACATTTAAAGACTGGTTTACAAAATTTATTGAGTGGACATTTCTATTTAAGGGAGTTAGCAACCCCTGATAACACTATTCAATTTGAAAATGTGTTTGCATCTAACTCAACACAAGAATTTGAGCTTGAATATGTCGACGGTCGTCAAATATACGTTGGTCTTACTAGTCAAGTATCCTTTGATACAACAAAAACTTCTGGCGACATTGTCTTAACTTTTGAAACGGTTGATCTACCGTATTTTGAAAGTATTGGATATAGCACGGATTTAGAACAATCGCCTTATATGGAAAAATGGGCAGTTCCTGACGAAATACCCTTTAACGAAATGAGTTATCGACGCAAATACACATTTACCGATGTAAGTTATGGCGATGTGTATTACAACGGAGATGTACCAATTAATCAATTTAACCAAGACAGCACAGTTTTTATTACTCTAGGAGACCGTGTGAAGAAAGATGACCCATACGGTTTTACTTTTTATACAGACAAAGGGAATATTGCGGTTATCAAAGGCATTGAATTGAATGCGGGTGATGTTATTAAGTTCGACGGATTACACACATATCGTAATGATATAAGGATTGACAGCTATAACGAAACGTTAGAACAACCTGTTTTAGTGCCTGGTTTTAATCGATTTAGATGTAATCAAACAGTGCGCAAAGTGGTATTTAAACACAAGATTTACTTTAGATAGGAGGGGATTGATATTCCGGTATTATTAAAAAGTTTACAAGGGGTGGGTTATCCCCTCAATGTTAAAACTAAAGTCACGCACAAATTGAACGAAGAAAGTTCTTTAGAAATAGACATTATCGAAAATAAGGCGACCTTTGACGCTATTGGTGCGATAACTAAGATGTGGACGATTACAAAAGTTGATGGCCCGCAAGATTTAAAAGAGTATCGTATTACTTTAATAGATAAAACGAGTGTTGGTTCAAAAGAAAAGGTATCTATACGCGCTATACCTGTTGAACTTGATGATTTGAATAATAAACGTGTATATCAAAGTTATACAGAAAGTATGACTGGCAAAGAATTTTTCGATTTAACATTCAAAAATACAGGTTACAAATATCAATTACACGCTAAAGTTAAATCTTCAAGATTCGAAAATTTGGGTGCAGGCGATACAAACCTCGAATTGCTAAAAAAGGGGCTTGAACGTTACAAACTTGAATATGAGTATGATCCTAAAACAAAAACATTCCATCTATTCGATTCTGTACAACGCTTAGCTGACTACTATATTAAAACGGGAGTAAATGCAAACAATGTGAAAATACAAGAGGATGCGACAAAGTGCTACACCGTGATTAAAGGTTTTGGCGGTTTTGAAGATGACCAAAATTATACAGAAGCTTCACTGCAATTCACTTTTAAGCACCCACTTGCAAATGTTATTGGAGAACGACATGCACCTCCTATTATTGACGGTAGAATTGCGAATGAAGATACACTTAAAAAAGCTATGGAATTGGCTATTGATGAAAGCATCAAAGTATCCGTTACACTTGATTTCGTATCATTAAAAGAGAGTTTCCCAGAAGCAGAGCCTAAAGTTGGAGATGTCGTTAAAACGGTTGATGATTTAATCGGGTTTAACGATTTTGTTCGAATAGTAGAGGTCACAACAGAACGTGATGCATACCACAATATTATTAAGCAAGATGTTGTGTTAGGAGCGTTTACCATTCAACAACGCCACGCTAAAGCTGTTGGAGAGGCAGCAAACTATGTTAAAGCTTTGAAGTTGAATAAAACAGATCCTGCACGTTTAGTAAGAGACTTACAAGCACAATCTAACGCTAATACAAAGATTGCTCAAGACTTGTTAGGTCGAACAGATAAACTTAAAAATCAAGTCAAAAATAGTGGAAATATTAGGACAGCAAACGGGACGCTGATTTATGATTTTACAAGTAAGTCAGACATCAAAAACATAAAAACAATCGCTACCATTGGCGATTCTGTTGCTTACGGTACATTAGCTAAAACTAACTTTACAACAATGTTAGGCAAAAAGATCAATGCAACAACAACTAATTTAGCAAGTCCAAGCGCAACAATGTCGACAACTAAAGACAACAATATTTATAAGCAAGCAGAAAAAGCTAAAGCAGAACTCATCATTGTACAAGGTACAGATGATGATTGGGTTGCAAACATAGATATAGGCACTGATAAAGCGGATACAAAAACGTTTTACGGTGCCTTTTATAGTTTGATTGAATTAATTAAACAGAATAACCCTAACTCAAAAATATTGGTAATGACCGCAACACAACAATGTTATGTAAAAGATTCAAAAATCACACGTAAAGACACTGACAGAAACAAATTAGGGCTCACTTTAGAGGATTACGTTAATGCGCAAGTGGTGGCTTGTAACGAACTGAACATACCTGTATTTGATGCTTACCATACTGATTACTTTAAACCTTATAGCCCGGCTTATAGAGCGTCTAGCATGCCGGATGGATTGCATCCGAATGAAAAAGGTCACGAAGTCATCATGTATGAGCTTATTAAAGATTATTACTTGTTTTACGATAACAAAGGAGGCAACTGATGCAAATCAATTTATTGGTAAGATTACATTCCTTATTTGGACAACGCTTTTTGTCCCAATTGGAAAGTAATTTTAAAAAAATAAACAACACTATAGATTCTAGCGATGATGAATTTAAAAAGCACAAAAAAGAAGAAACAAATGCCCACAACAGCAAACAAATTACACACCAAAATACAAATGTAGGCGACATGTTGATATATCAAATGGAGCGTATACGCAACCTTGTATTAGGTGTTGATGGTAACGGCGTCAAAGAAGTGACTGATAGTCGTGTAGCGAACGACGGAACACCACACGGATTATTGTCAGAGCGTCTGTTATACGACTTTAACAACGTAAAAAAAGAAATCGAACGCTTAGACCAAAAGTTTGTTGAGATTAACTTCAACAATTATAAACCTGACAAAAACGGAAAAGAAAGTGTGTCTAAACAATTACAAGATGCGTTTGACAAAATTCATGAAGCCGGTGCAGGTAAGCTATTTATACCGTCTGGCACATATCTGTTAAACGAGCGTGTAGACGTGTACGAGAATACGACGGTTGAGCTTGATAAGAATGCGCGTATCTTAAGAGGTAACACAAATGAATTGTTTATGAACGGTCCTTATACAGATAAGTTTTACGGCTATGAAGGTCGCGGTAACATTCACTTTATTGGCGGTATATTTGACGGGAATTACGAACAGTTAGACAAGTATCCTACCAAAGCAGCTAACCACATTAACTTGAAACACGCTCAAAATATTAGTTTTACAAATTGTGTTTTTAGAAATGTAATTAGTTACCATGCGCTTGACGTCAATGGCGTACGTAATTTACGTGTGACCGACTGTATTTTTGAAGGGTACATTAATTTAGCTGATAAAACTAAAAAAGAAGCTATCCAATTGAGCGAATATACTAGAGATACTATTGCAGGCGAAGGTTATTACGATGGAACGCCGTGTAAAGATATCATCATCAAAGGTTGTACTTTCAAAAAATCAGATATTTTGGACGCACATACGGTAGCGGTAGGTAACCACTTATCTACAAATGACATTTATCAATCCAACATCACAATTTCTAACAATACTTTTGAGGATCTAACAGAAGTAGGAGTACGTCCATACAAATGGAAAAACGTAAGAGTAGAAAACAACTCTTTTATCAGAGTGCCACAAGGAATCAGGGTATCATCAGTAGGACCTAACGATGTCAGCGCACAAGCGCCAGACGGTACACCATCAAATCAAGCACAAGCTGGATCTATGTACTTTATTACAAATAACTTTTTTAGCGATTATAAAGAATTTGGTATCTCTATCTACGGAAACCAAACAGGAACAAAGACAGCTCTTGTTACAGATGTGATGATTAAAGACAATGTATTTAACTGTGATAACAAATCTGTTGGCGAGGCAGTTAATTTAAGACTGTGCCAAAACGTGCAAGTTAAGGACAATACAGTCAATCAAGGCAGACGTGCAGTACGATTTTTAGGGTGCAATATTGTATCAATTGAAAATAACACAGTGAACGATGTGGGGACTGAAGCATTTTTTAATGAAAAATCTACGTTCACTGGATTACAAGAGTTCAATAGACATATCCATATTAATAACAATTTTATTAATGGCAGTGGTAAAAATAGTATCTTCTTAGAGTATGTTAAAAACTTTTTTATTAGAAACAATGTGATCAACAATCCTAACCAAGTAGACGCCTCTTCTGTCCCTCGTGGAGGGATTTATCTTGCTAACTGCGATAGTGGCTCGGTCGAAGGTAATTTTGTATGGGGAAAAGTACAAGATTTTTCCGTTCGCGCTGTTGACAATAAAAACATTAACTTTTTTAACAATGGTGGTGCCGGCAATTTGTCCGTTAAAGAAGAAGGTAATAATTTTGTAGGCTTTTGGAATGTTGACAGCAAAGAAAAAATCATAAGAAAAGTGACTAAGGAGGGATAAAGTGGATTATATCAACGCAAGACCTAATAAGATTGCTACAATTGCACTTGAAACAACAGCGCAATATCAACCATTACAAGAATTGGATGTTAATTTTTATACGATGGATATTAACAGCGCGATGTTCAAATTTATCGTCACTCAAGATAAAGAACCTTTATCTATTGGAGAACCTAATGTAAAAGCGCAAATTGTTTTATTGCATGAGGACGGTTCTAAAGTTGTTGATAATTTGGAAATTTACGATGCAATGAATGGAATCTTAACTTATAAATTACCTAATGAGTTAACAAAACGTGCGGGCAAGGTCACAGCGCAAGTCTACGTTGCAAGACGTGGCAAAAACGTCGAAAACACAAGTTATGCGTCTGTTGCAGAACGTGTGTTTAGTTTTACTATCAGCAATAGTCTAATTGATTCTATTGACGCTGAAACAAAATTAAGTTACATTGCCCGTTTTGAAGAATTTGAGAGTATCGTTAACAATAGAATCAAAGAGATACAAGAGGCTTTTGGTGGTGTTGAGCAATATGTAAAAAAAATTGAGCAAGCACGTTCTAAAGGTGTTTCAGATTTAGAATTGGCCGTTACAAACGGATTGCAAAAGATTGATAATCGTATCGCAGAAAAAAACAGAGAAATTGAAAATAAACAAAAAGAAATTACTACATTTGTAAATTTAGAATCACAAAAGTTGGTTGAAGGACAAAGTAAAATCAACAGTATTATTAGCAATTTTAAAGCAGGTAAAGGTGATTTTTTAACAACTTCTGATGTCGAAGATTGGCAAAAAACAACTTTAACAACCGAAAATGGTAATACATTGATTAAAAGTGATGTCAACTTTACCAATCCAGATAGACACTTTGATAAAAGTGGTTTTTATTACTGTATGAATTCTACTAACCAGCCGCCTGGAAAAAGCGCTAACGCTTTCGTTGAATACCGAAAAAACGACAATGTAGCAAAAATTATTTATTATCCATACGATACTGACGAGTATTTTATTAAGTCAAGAACTGACACTGGAAGCTGGAGTTCTTGGGGGAATGTATTAGATAAAATTGAAACTGTAACTGAAAGCCAAGTCAGAGAACAAATCGACGCACAAGTACGCCAACAAATCAGTGGTATTAAAACGGTATCACAAGAACAGGTACGCGAACAAATAAGTGCTCTGCGCGAAGAGTTATCAAGATCCATCAAGTCAGCTACACAAAATCAAAGCAAAATTTATGATACAGGTTGGCAACAAGTGCCATTTATGAGTGGAGTGCAAGCAGATAACTCGCTAGGCACATCAGGTTATCGTGTTAAAAATGGTGTATGTATGGTTGTATTCAATGCAAAACTGACGACAGGTTCTATACCTGAATTAGGTTTGCCTATGTTTAAATTACCAGATAATTATTCTCCTGCATTACCGTTCAGTTTTTTAGCACGTACGAACGGGGTATCCGGTAAAAATCCAGTCAAATGTAGTTATGATCATGGTAAAAAAGAGTTTAAAGTTTGGCAAAACAACGACAACACAATTAAATCAGATGAATTTATATACGGCACACTTACATTTTTAGTGGAGGATTGATAGAGATGTACAAACAAATATTTACTTTTGATGGCACGCCCTACTTGTTGGAAGCAGACGAGTACGGGCGTCCTTTAGCGTCGCATTTAAAAGAATACGGCATTGAAGATTTTACTGACAAAGTGCCTGACAGTAATTTGTATTGGCCTATTTATTTTGATGAAGATATAAGCGAATGGGTTGGCACTGACAAGGCGGAATTTGAGGAGAACAACAAACCTGCCGAGCAAGAGTTATCACCTAAAGATTTGTTGATTGGGGAATTAACGGCTCAAATTGCCGTTCAAGATGAAGAATTAAAACAACTTAAAGCAATTACAGGAGATTTAAGCATTAATTTAGCAGAGATTAAAGGAGAAATGTCGGATGAGTTACAATAGTCTTAAATATCTATATGATGCAGGTGTGTATACAAATGAAAAATTCAAATTATTTGTAAGAGTTAAATGGATTACGCCTGAACAATATAAAGAGATTACAGGCACTGATTATAAACCACAGGCTTAATGCTCGTGGTTTTTATTTTAGAAAGCAGGTGTTTTTTTTGGATGAGATAAAAAGAATTAAAGAAGAACTTGCTGATTTAACAACTAGAGTAGAGACCGTCGAGCAGATGGCAAATGAGACAGCCTCACACGTTGTGAGTTTAAGAGAAGAACATAGCAAAGGTCATAAAGAATTGCGACAATCACATCAAGACTTAAAAGACAAACAAGAAAAAGTGGTTGATGAAAATTTAGAGCAAACTAAAATTCTAAATCGAATTGAAGAACGCTATCAAATGCAAGTTGATGTGGCTCAAAAGAATGAAGAAAAAACATTAACACAAAACAAGTGGTTGGTCGGTGCTATATGGGCATTAGTGACAATAGTCATGGTAGTTGTTATTACAGCGTCAATCACTGCTTTATTACCGTAAAGGAGGTGTTGAATATGGGTTGGGCACATTGGTTAGCGTGTTATCTATATGGACGTAAATGTAAATAATTGAAATGGAATTAAGTCGGCACTCATGTGTCGGCTTTTTATTTTGTTTGAAATGAGGTGCATAAATGGCATTACCTAAAAACGGAAAACCAACCGCATCACAAGTCGTTGAATGGGCAAAAAGTAGGATTGGGAAAAGACTAGATATTGATGGACGTGGAGGAGCTCAATGTTGGGATTTACCAAACTACATCTTCAAAAGATATTGGAACTTTATTACGTGGGGCGATGCATGGAATATGGCGTATTATCACTACCCTAAAGGATTCAAAGTAATTCCTAACAGGGCGTCTACCGTGCCCAAACCAGGAGATATAGCTGTATGGAATAGAGGTATTGGACCGTGGGGACATACGTCAATGGTTGTTGGACCAGCAACTAAAGACTACTTTTATAGTGTTGATCAAAACTGGGGAGCTGATTCTAATTCTTATTATGGAACTGAAGGTAGAAGAATAAAGCACAATTACACAGCAGTACAATGTTTTATTCGTCCCCCATACAAACAAGAACCTAATCACAATACAAAAGCAGCACCTGGTACACCAAAACCATCACAGAATGGTCATGATAACAAACCGGTTCAAGAAGCGCCTGAAAAATGGAAAAATATAAAGAAAGTTGAATATACCCTTTTCAGCAGTGTTTTAGACCAAAAATTGCAATATATAGACCATAATGTAGCGTTAGGGAACCTACAAAAAGAGTCAAAAGGGATATATCTAAAAGAATCATCACACTTACGTTCTGTTAAAGAGCTGTATATCCAGCGTAATAAATATATTGAGGAGGACGAGTATCCACACGCATACGTTGATAGGGAGCATGTATGGATAACAAGACCAATTAATTTTGAAGTCCCGTTGCACCCTGGTTGGCTTGTTATAGAAGTGTGTGGAGGTCTTACAGAGAATAAGCGTCAGTTTATGCTAAATCAAATTAGAGCGCTGATATATGGAGTGTGGCTACTAGGTTCAACGGATTTAAAATTATCAAAAAGTAGCTTGAAAGTTGATGATAACATTTGGCGTACGATGAAAGACCTTATTGATTACGATTTAATCAAAAATGGTATACCGGACAATTCAAAATATGAAGATGTTGTAAAGAAATTGATTGAAATGTACGGAAAAAGAGACAAGTTGTTGCGTGAGACGATATATACAAACACGACTAATACTAAAATCAAGATAAAACCATCGACAAGTGTTGATAACACTACAAGTGGACATACTACAATTAAAGGACATTCAGTTAAACACACAACTAACCCTAAAATTGTGGTAGAAAAAAGCAGGTTTACGTTTACGCAAGCGCTTAACGCACAAATGTCTCGTGGTAATCCTAAAAAATCCGTTGGATATGGCTGGATAAATGCAACACGTCAACAAACAAGTGATGCTATGAATCCTAAAACTATATGGGATAGTTCTACGCAAAGATATCAAATGCTCAACTTAGGCAAGTATCAAGGTGTACCAGTCAAAAAATTAAATCAATTGTTAAACGGTAAAGGTACACTACACAATCAAGGTAAAGCATTTGCGGACGCCTGCAAAAAGTACAACTTGAACGAGATTTACCTGATTGCACATGCAATATTAGAAAGCGGAAATGGTAAATCAAACTTTGCCAGCGGTGCAAGTGGTGTATACAACTACTTTGGAATTGGTGCGTTTGATAATAACCCTAACAACGCTATATCTTTTGCGCGTCGTCATGGTTGGACTTCCCCAACAAAAGCAATCATAGGCGGTGCAAAATTTGTTAGAGAGGGTTACATCAACAAAGGCCAAAATACACTATACCGTATGCGTTGGAACCCTAAAAATCCAGCAACACATCAATATGCAACGGCGATAGAATGGTGTCAATTCCAAGCAACCACAATTGCTAATTACTACAAGCAAATTGGATTGAAAGGCGTGTACTTTACTCGCGATCAATATAGATGAGGTGTTTAAATGATTTTTAAAAGCAAAGATATACAAGCGAATATTACAGAAAAAGGTGTTGATATAGGTAATATCGGCGCCATTTTTTATACAAAAGATGTTGGTACAGCGTCTATACGTATCAAAATCAAATGGCGCGATGAACCGTTAGACATAACATCTACAAACTATAAGCCAAAATTAGATTTATTTTGCGAAGATGGCTCAATTTTTGTGAACGAACCAGTTAATGTAGTGCTAAACGGATTAATTGATTACAAGGTCAGCGACAAAGTCATTAAGCACGCAGGTAAAGTGACGGGTAAGCTTTTTTTAGAAAGTGAATCAGAATCAATACACGCGCTTACGTTTGATTTTCATATTAACGATAGTGGAATCGATTCTGTTGTCGCAAAAGAAATTGATGTTAATTTAGTTGATGATGCAATTAAAAGAATATTGAAAGACAGTGCTGTAGATCTGTTGAATACAGAGTTCAAAGAAAAGTTGAATAGCGATGTACATGCTTATATCGAACAAAACGAAGAACGTTTTAAAGGTCCTAAAGGGGACGCAGGAGAGAAAGGTCAACGTGGTTTAGCAGGCCCTAAAGGCGATAACGGAGAACCAGGACCTACTGGCCCGCCTGGTCCGCAAGGAGAAACGGGACCATCAGGACAACAAGGAGAGACAGGACAACAAGGACCTCCAGGAAAAGACGGTAGCGTAATAACCATTAATCCGGACACTAAAATGTGGCAAATCGATGGTCGCGATACAGAAGTTAAAGCTGAACCCGACTTACTTGAGAAAGTTAAAATCGATGACATTGAAGGATTGGAAGATAGACTGAGTGGTATTGAAGGTTATCAACAAGTGTCACTTGATAACGCTAAAGGATACGCCGACTTAAAAATCGCTGAACTTGTTGATAGCGCCCCGGAATCAATGAATACATTAAGGGAACTTGCAGAAGCAATACAAAACAATTCCGTATCCGAAAGCGTATTGCAACAAATCGGTTCGAAATTAAACAGTGAAGATTTTGAGGCGTTTAAGCAAACCTTAAATAATTTATATGCTTCTAAAAACCACACGCATACCCTAAATCAAGTGAATGGATTAGATGATGCTTTATCTAACAAATCAAGTATCAATCATAATCATGATGATAGATATGTATTAACATCACAAGCATTTACTCAACAACAAGCAGATCGTCTATATCAACTAAAAGGCGATGCACAACCTACCGTCAAGATATGGACGGGTACTGAGCAAGACTATGGTTACATCTATCAAAAAGACCCTAACACGCTATATTTGATTAAGGGGTGACGGTATGGAGGCTAATTTTAAAGGCGTTAAAAAGTTGTTTTACAAAGGCATTGAGTATTCAAAAGCATACGCTGGCAATACACAAGTTTGGAACAAACCACCATCATTTGTAGCAAAGCCATTACCTAGGAATAAAAAACCGGACATTATCGACGGTGTAACAGCCAAGTGGACAATTGATGGTATTACGCCTAACAAAACGTATCAAATTAGTATTACTGGTGTTAGAAGCGGTATTATGCGTGTATCACAAACCGCGTTAGGCAACAGTGATTTAAGGATTGCAGGTGTAAGTGGTGGACTTGCATCGGCAAGTATTAACGTAACGAGTCCAAACGGAATTATTTACGTGACAATGAGTGATGTGTATACAGGGACACCGGAATTAACTTTAAGCTAAGCTGACTATTAATTTAGTCGGCTTTTTATTTTGCTGAAAAGGAGATAACAATATGAAAATCAATTGGACAAACCGACTTAAAAACGGAGCAACTCTATCTGCTTTGATAGGGTTGCTTTTTTTATTAGCTAAACAAGTTGCTGACATTTTCGGTGTCGACATTTCCGACCAACTACAGACAGCTAGTGGCATTGTAGGCACGATTCTAACGCTATTAGCCTATTTGGGTGTTATTACCAATCCAAACACAAAAGGCGTGTCTGACGCTGGCATAGACATGCAATTGAGCAAGCCACGCAACCAAGATACACACCCAGTCGTTTTTGAAAAAGATAGCAATAGTAAAAACCCGAAGTTTTATGATACATCACAACCTTTTACTGACGACAGTACAGACGTTGTTTTTGACGTGAATCAATATGATGCGAACGAAAGAGAAAGAGGGTTATAACATGGTTGCTAATCTTTCTAAAAAAGAATTCCTATCTTTTTTAAATTCGACTGAAGGCAAACAGTTTAACGAAGATGGGGCGTTTGGCTTTCAATGTTTTGATTATGCGAACACCGGGTGGAAAAAGCTTTTTAACCATATGCTAATGGGACAAGGTGCGGTAGACATACCGTTTAACACTATAAACAAGAATCATTTCAAAAATGAAGCAAAGGTTTATTCAAATACACCTGAATTTTTAGCCGAACCAGGCGACATGGTTGTCTTTGGCGCGAATTACGGCGGTGGATACGGTCATGTTGCGTGGGTAGTTGAGGCGACGATCGACTACATTATTGTGTTAGAACAAAACTGGTTAGGCGGTGGATGGACTGACAATATAGACTATCCTGCTTGGGGTTGGGAGAAAGTAACGCGTCGTAAGCATGCGTATGACTTTCCGATGTGGTTTATCCGTCCTAACTTTAGACCAGAAGGCGTTCAAAAAACAGCGCAATCTGTTACTAAATCAAAAGAAAAAGCCGTTAAGCAACCGCAAAAGCAACCTAAAAAATTGACTTACATCCGTGATGAAATAAAAGGTTACAACATGGATAAACGAGGATACAATCCAAAAGGTATCGTTCTACACAATGACGCAGGTAGTGCAGGCGCAACAGCAGAGGCGTATCACAACGGATTAGTTAATGCAGACTACAATCGTTTAGAAAGAGGCGTCGCACATTCCTACATTAGTGGTAACACGGTGTATCAAGCTATACCAGAGGGAAAAGTGGCATGGCATGTAGCTAACCGTGCAGGTAACCACGACTATTACGGTATCGAGATATGTCAATCTGTCGGTGCAACCGATAAACAATTTTTGGCAAACGAGCAATCAGCTTTCCAAGAATCGGCACGAATGCTAAAAAAATGGGGGTTGCCTGCCAACCGTAATACAGTGCGTTTGCATGTTGAGTTTTACAATACTGCATGCCCACACCGTAGCATGTTATTACACACAGGTTATGATCCAACAACAAAAGGTGTCGCACCCGAATCAATGCAGTTAAAATTAAAAGATTACTTTATTAAGCAAATACGCTCATACATGGACGGTAAAGTACCAGTAGCCACTGTATCAAACAAAACCAGTGCTAGCAGTAACACAGTCAAACCAATTGCAGGTGCGTGGCGAGTAAATAAATATGGTACGTATTACATGAAAGAAAGTGCAACTTTTGTATGTGGTAATGAACCGATTAAAGTTAGAACGGTCGGACCTTTTACATCATGCCCAGTAGGGTATCTGTTCCAACCTGGTGGTTGGTGTGAATATGATGAGGTAATGTTGCAAGACGGTCATGTATGGGTTGGTTACGACTGGCAAGGACAACGTTACTACTTACCAATACGCAAATGGAATGGTGTAGCGCCACCAAACCAAGGTTTGGGTGATTTATGGGGAACAATTAAATAGAGTATGTTACAATCAATGTATACTGCATGATTATGCAAGGGCTATCCTATACGGGTAGCCCTCTTTTTTATGTTATAATTATAAACAAATAGCGGTACACATCTGCGGAGTGTACTTTAGGTTAACTGTTACTGACGGTTGCCTATTTACCCACCACACCCTAACCGGTGTGGTATTTTTTTATGCCTAAAAATTAATTATGACAAATGTCATAAAAAGTGTTGACTTATGACGAACGTCATAATACAATATAGACATAAGGTAATCAAAGGAGGACAAAAAAATGAACAAATCAAACTTATTCAAAAACGCATGGGCAATCGCAAAAAGTGGGGCAAACAAATTCGGTGGCAGCGCAAAAGACTACTTTGCAGAATCACTAAAAATGGCATACAAAGGTATCGTTTTAGCAGAAGCTGAAATTGAAATACCTGCATGGATTGTACGTAAAAATGTAGGTAATGTGTATGTTGTCGAAAAATCGGTTTTAAGTGTAAAACGCGAAACCGAAAAAGCGTTATTAATCCAAGCCGACGGTAAGTTCGGATCATTTGAATTTTGGACTCCGAAAAGCGTTTTAAAAACTGTGAACGTGGTTGATTACACACAAGCCACAATTACAGTTGAGAACGAAATGGTTAAAGCTATGGATAACCATTTCGAACTAGTTCGAAAAGCTAAAGAACTAGGAATTAAAGGCGTAAGAAGTAACATGAAATCATCAACGTTACGCAAAAAAATAGCGGAGGTAGCTTAATATGAGAGAGACAATACAACGATTATTAGCAAGTAACTTATCCAGCAACAGTATTGCATTAGCGACTGGAGTATCGCAAGCAGTGATTAGTAAGTTAAGAAATGGCAAGAAAGAAATAGGTAACTTAACGCTTAACAGCGCTGAAAAATTGTATAATTACCAAAAGGGGTTGGAAGTAATGGAAAAATCAATCGAAATTAAAGACCAAAATAACATAGTATTAATTGACAGTTTAGGACAATTCTTTACTGACATTGAGAACGACAATAACGGTCGTTTTAGTGTGGAATATGTTCTTCTTAATGAAGTTGAACACGACAATGGCAACACCTATTGTGAAGTTCAAATCAATAGAACGGAAGAAGTTCCATTTAACGAAGAAGTTACTGAAGATAATATTGACGCTTTAGAAGCGAAATGGCTCGAAGTAGATCAATCGGGCGAGAATTATGTCGAATCGGTATTCTTCGAAAACGAGCAAGACGCAACTGATTATATTACGCTAGTATTAAAAGGTAACAAAAACTTTGCTGACGCTGCAAAAGCAGTCGGCGTGATTGAATAA